GTGAAATTATTCAGATTCTCTAAAGTAAAAATTGCAGAACTGCCAACGCCGGAACATGGACAGGTCGAATATGGTGATACGGAGGTTAACGGGCTGCGTGTCCGTGTAGGTTCGTCTGGTGTGAAAAGTTTCTGCATTTCCCGTAAGCGTAACGGAAAATTTATTCGTGCAACGCTGGGGCGTTTTCCTGATCTGAGCGTGGATAATGCCCGGGCTAAAGCTATGGAACTCCTTGGCGAAGTCGCCACAACGGGGATAAATCCGAACATAGCAAAGCGCACTAACAACAAGGCCATGATAACGCTGAGTGAGGCGATTGACGCCTACGTAAAAAATCGTGGCCACCGCCTGAAACCCGCCACAGAAAAACAGTACCGCAGCATATTACAGAATTATTCCGGTGACTGGATGGCCCATACCCTCGCCAGTATTTCCCGCGAACGGGTGGAACAACGGCATAAGGCCATCACTGATGGGGCTGTATGGTTCGGTGCTGATAAAACCACGTTACGGGCTGGGGTTGGTACAGGAAGCAAGGCACAGGCCGATTTATGGGCGCGTGCGCTACGTGCTGTGTGTCGGTTTGCGCATGATCATTACCGTGATGATGCGGGTAATACTCTTTTACCGGATCCGCCGACTCTGGTACTGAGCACCAAGCGCCAGTGGCACGGAACGGTAAGAAAAACGGAACGTATCCGCCTGCATGATTTTCCCCGCTGGTTTGCTGCTGTAGCTGCTGTGCGCGACCAGGGCGAACAGGAAAGGGATGATATAGCGGTGACGGTATGCGATGCCGTGGAAATGGCGCTTTTTACCGGACTGAGGAAATCAGAAATTTTTGGCCTTACGTGGGATCGCGTGAATATGGGCGGTCGTTTTTTCTGGATAGACACCACGAAAAACGGGGATCCGCTCGAATTACCGATTACTGATACGTTGCGGGAAATGTTCCACCGCCGACTGAAAATAAAAAACGCTGATGATGTTCTGGTGTTTCCTGGTGTGAAGGGAGTGATTCAGGAAACACGGCACATCATAGACCGGATAAGCGCGGCTACTGTTCCAGAGTCGAACGATGAAATGCTCTCCCCTGTACCATTCAAATGGCACGATGCACGCCGGACGTTCGGAACGGTTGCCGAACTGGTGGGCGTGGGCAATTACATCCTCAAGCGCCTGATGAATCACCGTACTATGCGAAGTGCTGACGTAACGCAGGGGTATTTACATTTTGGTGCTGATGAACTGCTGGAGCCAGCGTCACGGATAGAACGGGCAATTCTGGAACATGCCGGGCTGGTGGAGAGTAAAAAATCTATCGATGCGCAATTGCTTTCCGCACTGGAGAGTATGAGTGACAGTGAGAAACGCGCATTACTATTTAGTATCGTTAATTCAAATGGTGGTTTGAATGTCAGAAAATAAAATCATTGCTGCAATAGAATTTGACCATAATGATGCGAAGGATATGAATACTATTGCAGATTATATTAGATATGAACTGGCGTCTTCTTTTGTAAAAAAAACGATATGCGATATGGCAAATATCACACCATCTAAAATGTCTCTGGAGGAGAGATTATCATTATCGTCAGAGATAGAAAATAAGGATTTAAAGGTTAATATTTCTGTATGTGCCGGGTATGGAGATGATTTTGATAAAAAATTTAATAGTGCATATTCAGAATTCAATGATATTTTGAAAGCTGCCATTATATTTGAAGTTCTTGGTTTCAACAGACTTGCAGATCAGTTACGTGAAAGATATGCGATTTTAGTGTCGGAGAATTTATTAAAATCAGTACGTGATATAGCTAATGTAAAGAAAATTATCAGTGAAGACCGTAGTAAAGCAAAGAAAGGAAAAACAAACAGGCATAAATCAACAGCGTTATCTATAGCTTGTAACACTTGGAAAAAATACCCTAATGCCAGTTTACCCGGGCTATCCGCAGAGATATACGCGCACTTACGCAATAAATGGAATGATGTCCCTGTAGTTGGGACTATAGAGAGATGGCTTAAGGAGTCGGGGATGAATCCAAAATCCCCGCAAAAAAACAGGGATTTTAAGTTAGTTATTGGAGACAAAGAATAAATCCAGTTTTATCCTCTGTAATCCAGATTTCAGCCATGTAAACCAGATATGCGATTTTGTATCTGGTTTTCCTGTCTTCAAGACTTCCCCATCGCTAAATAACGTATACCTGTTCTTAATCAGAAGTATACGGTGATACTCATGCATTTAGAAAAGATGACCCGCAAAGAAGCTGCCGAGCATTTGGGGGTAAGTGTCCAGACTCTTGCTAACTGGGCGTGTACTGGCAAGGTAAAAATCCCTTTTCATAAGCTGGGGCGCAAAGTGCTGTATATGCGCACTGATCTCGATGCTTATCTTGCATCCACTCGCAGAACGCAGACGGTGTAAGGGGGGAGTGATGGCACATAAAACAAAGGCGACCGGGGGCGGTCGCCAATGGATACACACTAAACTTGAACGCATCACCAACAATGCCACATTTGCGGCTGGTGGGCAATGTGATCAGTGTGCTGGCTTGCTGGTTGGCTGTCAGCCTTTGGGCTCGATACCGCGCTGTTGTAATTCTTTGCGGAGTATTCGTTTAATCCAAGTAGCTAATGAGGTGTCGCCGTCTGCCTTGGCTGCCTCCTCAAGTTGCGCTCTAAATTCTTCTGGTAGTCGCATTTGGTATGGTGGCGATCGTTTCTCTAATGGTGTTGACATGGTAATTACCCTTGATTACTATAGTTACATGGTAATTACCATTGTACTTACCATTACACAAAAAACAACGCCCCGCACTGTAGGAGCAGTAACGGGGCGTCTAACCAAACCGTTAACAGGAGTAACGATTATGGCTGGAACACAGCATACCCAAACTCACCCTGACTATTCCAGTATCTCCACATTGGAGGCGTGTCATGGCTGAACTAACCCAAAAATACTTACGTGAAACCCTGCATTACGACCCTGAAACAGGCGTTTTTACATGGAGAGTTCCACCAGCCAGAAACGTTAAAAATGGTAGTGTTGCTGGGTGTCTTACCAGTCATGGTTATATTCAGATTGGGGTTAAAAACAGGCTTTATGCAGCGCACCGACTTGCATGGCTTTATGTTTATGGCAAATGGCCTACAAATTTAATTGATCACATCAACGGGGTACGCAGTGATAATCGTATTACTAACCTCCGCGAAGCAACGAGCGCAGAAAATCAATACAACATATTAAAGGCAAAAAATAATACATCGGGAGTCAAGGGAGTTACTTGGAGTAAGCAGCATAAAAAATGGCGCGCCCAATGTCGTGTTAACGGAAAAAACCATCGACTAGGCCTATTTGCGGATATTTGTGAGGCCGAACAAGTAGTAAAACAATTTCGCGAGCAGCATCACGGTAAATTTGCTAATCACGGGGAAGGAAATGGGCAATCGCACAACCTGAATAAATATATCTGGCGTTTTATCGCCCTGAGCACGGCACAACCGCGCGTGATTACCATTGAGGCCACCAGCGAACAGGAAGCACGCCAGCAATCTCCGGCTGGCTGCGTGATGGTATTCGCCGCCCGTATTCGTCAGGGGGTGTGCCATGCCTGATATGTCAAATTACCAGTACCTGATTAATCCGCATTTTAACTGTGAGCATGATATTGCTAAAAAGGTTTATTCCGCTGCGGATGGGGCTACTGACAATATATCAATGGGTATTGCGTCAATTGGTAGCCTGATGTGGCATGCGTCAGAAAATGAGGACTATGACGAAAAGGCCATGCGCATTGATATGGGTAATATCGGTTTGTTACTGGCAATGCTTGGGCAGTTTGATATTTCGTTACGGTGCACCATTGAAAATGCCACAGATGCATTAAATGCCATAAAGAAAGCGAATACTGATTCAAATCGGGGATAAATAATCATGAGAACATATTTATCTGGCTTGACTGCCAGCGGTTATGCACACCACAAAATTATCCCCGGCGCTATTTATCTGGATAAGAACGGTAACAGAGTAACGGTAAAAGAACTGATGTTTGACCGTGTTTATTTTATCCGTGATGGATATTCATTTCTTAGTTCGCTGAACGTGGAGATCTTTATTTGCAGATTCCGGCGGGAAATCCCGACTTCCAGAAATAACCATGTGTCACGTGTGGATGTGGATAAAAAACTACAGGAACTGAAAAACATGATTGCCGCGTGGAGAGAGCAGAAATGAAAAAAGCGCCAAATTTAAAACACCAGCCGCGTGACAAAATGACGGAAGTCATCATTTTTGCGGGTAGTGATGCGTGGGCACATGCGAAGCAGTGGCAGGAACAGGACGGGCGACTGGCTGGCGATAACGTGCCACCTGTCTGGCTTGGAGAGCAACAACTTGCCGAACTGGACAACCTGCAAATCGTACCGGACGGACGCTATCGCGTGCGTCTCTACCAGGCGGGGTTATTGCGTCCGGGGCTTGTTAATACCATCGGGCAGAAACTGGCAGCGGCAGGTGTCAGGGATGCTGATTATTATCCTGAAGGAATGCACAGCCAGAAACGGGAGAACTGGCGCGAATATCTGGAACGTGAGCGGGGAGAGCTGGCGGAAAAGAAAAAGGTAGTTGAACTGCCTGTAAAGAAAAAAGAGCGGGTAAAAGACGATAACGCTTCATCACTGGCGCTTAACCAGATGGGAGCAAGTCAACGCGGCGAAGTTCTCCTGGCACATTATGGCGGTGAACTGGCGATTCATGCCGACTCTGACACTGTTCACCATTACAACGGCATTGTATGGGAGCCGGTTCAGGATAAAGAGTTACAGCGTGCTATGGCGCAGATTTTCATTGATGCGGAGATCAGCTATTCGCAGAACGCCATTAAATCGGCGGTCGATACCATGAAGTTAAGTTTGCCTGTAATGGGGAATACAGCCCGTAACCTGATTGGATTCAGTAACGGGGTATTTGATACCAGAACAGGTAATTTTCGGGAGCATAACAAAAACGACTGGTTGTTAATTGCCAGTGAATTACCTTTCAGCCCACCAGCAGAGGGGGAAACGCTGGCAACACATGCGCCGAATTTCTGGAAGTGGTTACGCCGTTCGGTGGCTGAGAATGACCGCAAGGCGGATCGCGTACTGGCTGCCTTATTCATGGTGCTGGCGAACCGGTACGACTGGCAGTTATTCATTGAGGTAACAGGTCCAGGGGGAAGTGGTAAAAGCGTGATGGCGGAGATTTGCACCATGCTGGCGGGTAAGGCCAACACAGTATCGGCAAGCATGAAGGCGCTGGAAGATGCAAGGGAACGCGCGTTAGTGGTTGGCTTTTCGCTGATTATCATGCCGGATATGACCCGCTACGCTGGTGATGGGGCAGGGATTAAGGCCATTACAGGCGGTGACAAGGTGGCAATTGACCCGAAACACAAAGCCCCCTACTCAACGCGTATTCCGGCAGTAGTGCTGGCGGTTAACAATAACGCCATGTCATTCAGTGACCGCAGCGGGGGGATCTCACGTCGTCGGGTGATATTCAATTTTTCGGAAGTTGTACCGGAGAACGAACGCGATCCAATGCTGGCGGAAAAAATAGAAGGTGAGCTGGCGGTAGTGATTCGCCATCTGCTTACACGGTTTGCTGACCAGGACGAAGCCAGACGCCTGTTATATGAGCAGCAGAAATCTGAAGAAGCACTGGCGATAAAGCGAGAGGGGGATTCGCTGGTGGACTTCTGCGGCTATCTCATGGCGTCGGTAATGTGTGATGGCCTGTTAGTGGGTAATGCTGAAATTGTGCCATTCAGCCCACGCAGGTATCTCTATCATGCCTATCTGGCTTATATGAGGGCACATGGGTTTGGTAAACCTGTAACACTGACGCGCTTCGGTAAAGATATGCCGGGGGCAATGGCGGAATATGGCAGGGAGTATATGAAACGGAAAACGAAGCACGGTTTGCGTTCAAACGTGACACTGACGGAGGAATCAGAAGACTGGATGCCATCATGTGTATCGGTCACTAATGACGATAGCAAAAATTAAACTTATGGAATAACTGTTCACCACTGTTCACCCTGTCATAAATATCTTTTATATCAGTATATTATAGGGTGAACAGTTATTTATGAACTGTTCACCAAACTATTCACTGTTCACCTTTTTGATTGTTTATTGAGCTTCAAGGGTGAACAGTGGTGAACAGTTGGTGAATAGTTTTTGTGAAACTGTTCACCCCTTAACATTATGAATTAAAAGAGAAAATATCAAAAGGTGAACAGGTGAAGGGTTAAAACGCAAAAATTTTAATTTACTGCTGTGAGATAAAGCCTATGACAGCGAAGCACACCAAAACAACAGGCGGGGAATGATGATCCGTACGGGGATAACATACCGTTTTAAGCAACGAGTAACAGAAGCCGGAGCAATCCGCCTTTTTTACGGGTCCTCCCGGTGGAGTGGTCTGCCACGGGGCGGGAGCGGCGCGGAAAAAGGCTGGTTTTTGCATTTTCATGGCGGCGGCAGCATGTGTGATAATTTATTGATAATTAAAAGTTATTTCTGTTTTCACCTGTACAATATTTTTTTCTCCCTGTCATTAGACCAGTTTGCAATTAATTGAAATATATAAATAAATCTGTTTTTCACCTGCCAGGTGGAGTTGCCTGTGTCAAAACGTGTTCAGATGGCGGGATATTTATGCCGGATTTTCTCCGGCTTTTTTGTGTCTGAATCTCATTAATCTATTTTTGTGATAGAAATATGTTTATCTACCACTTTTATCGATCAATAATGTGCACAGTTTAGTCAGTAAGAGGAAGTTACTGTGAGTTGTATTAATGACCTGAACACGGGCGATATCAGGGGTGGTTCCGTTCATCTGGATGCGCAGACCGTTATGCGCCTTAAGCAGTACAGGATCGACCATATAAATCATCATCCTGACAAACCATTACCAGGTGTGGCGCAGATTGTCAGACATGCCGTAAACACCTGGCTTAATCAGAATGGTTTTGCATCGGTGGGGGAATAATGAATCGCTGGTACACCATTAAGGCGGCGGATGTTCGTGGAGCGGCGGATATATCTATCTATGAGGAGATTGGCGGCTTCGGTGTTACTGCAAAGCAGTTCGCGGAAGACCTGAAAGCCCTTGGCGATGTTTCACATATCAATCTGAGGATCCATTCACCAGGTGGTGATGTGTTTGAAGGCATCGCCATCTATAACCTGCTACGGAATCATCCGGCAGACATTACGGTTTATATCGATGGTGTTGCGGCTTCAATGGCTTCGGTGGTCGCAATGGCTGGCGATCGTGTAGTGATGCCGGAGAACGCCATGATGATGATCCATAAACCGTGGGGGATCTCTGGCGGAAATGCTGGCGATATGCGTGATTATGCTGATTTGCTGGATAAGGTGGAAACCGTGTTAATCCCTGCTTATGCCAGAAAAACGGGCAAATCAGCACAGGAAATTACCGCCATGCTGGAGGATGAAACCTGGATGGATGGGAAAGAATGCCTTAAGCACGGTTTTGCTGATGAATTGTTGCCATCCGTCAGAGCAATGGCGCGAATTGAATCGAAACGCACAGGAGATTTTTTACATATGCCGGAAACCATTAAAGGAATGATTACACCGCCACAGGGAGCGGCAAATATTGCTGGTAATGAACAGAAGCGCATCAATGGAATAAGTGAAGTGTTTAGCCTGTTCGGCAGTCGTTACGACGGGATCAAAATGGCGTGTCTGGAAGATGCATCATGTACACCGGAAATGGCCCGTGAAAAGCTGTTGAACGAGCTGGGGCGCGAGTCCACGCCATCCAATAAAAATACCCCGCCTCATATCTATGCCGGAAACGGAAACATAACAGGTGATGCAATTCGTCAGGGGCTTTATTCCCGTCTTGGGTATGAACGCCCTGAACGAGGCAACCCTTACGCGATGATGAGCCTTTTTGAAATGGCCCAGGCATCACTGGTTGATCGTGGTATCACTGTGAGCGGTTTTATTAATCGCTCGCAGGTTGTTAATGCGGCTTTTACACACAGCAGCAGTGATTTTTCTCATATTCTGGCTGGTGGGGCTGAAAAATCTGTACTGAAAGGCTGGCAGGACAGCGGCGAAACGTTCCAGAAATGGACGCGTACCGGTTCGCTTTCAAACTTTCATGAAGCAAAGCGCGTTGGTCTGAATGGTTTTTCAAAGCTGGATAAAGTACCGGAAGGTGCGGAATATAAATACATCACCACCAGCGATAAAGGTGTACCTATTGCGCTGGCCACGTACGGGAATATTTTTTCCGTTACCCGTCAGGCCATTATCAACGATGACCTGACCCAGTTAACTACAATCCCCATGGCGATGGGACGCGCAGCCGCCAGAACAGTTGGCAATCTGGTTTATCTCCTGTTAACCAGCAACGGCAAGTTTACGGATGGTAAAGCGTTATTCCATGCCGATCATAAAAATCTTATTGCGAAGGATATGGACATGGTGGGGCTTGATGAAGCCCGTAAGCGGATGCGCCTCCAGGAGGATGCTAACGGCGACTCCCTGAATATTACCCCTGCTTTTGTTCTGGTCCCTGCCGCGCTGGAATCTGCCGCGCGTCGCGCCATTTTGTCATCGTCATCAGTCTTTCCGGTTGGTGATGAGAGCACTATCAATCAGAACCCCGGCATCATTAACGTGGTGAAAGATATGGCAGAAGTAATTGTTGAGCCACGTCTTGATAAGGCCAATAGCAAGGAATGGTATGTAGCCGCAGCTAAGGGGATGGACACAATAGAAGTCGCTTATCTTGATGGGATGGATACGCCATATCTTGAGGAGCAGGTGGGCTTTACTGTTGATGGTGTCGCCTGGAAAGTACGCATAGATGCAGGTGTCGCGGCCCTCGATTATCGCGGATTACTGAAATCGAGTGGAGCATGACAACAAGGGCGGCGACAGCCGCCTTTTTTACGGGTCCTCCCGGTGGAGTGGTCTGCCACGGGGCGGGAGCGGCGCGGAAAAAGGCTAGTTTTTGCATTTTCATTCGTCATCATCATCTTTCTATGATATTGAATTTTAAGTGTTTTTATTTTTAGTATGTTAATTTTGCTTGTTTTATGCTCAACATATAGCGCATTTTTTGACCTCTTCTGAAAGTTGTTCGCAAGATGCATGTTTAAAACATTCTGGAGCGGGTATGGATCGAGAACTGAAAAATCTGATGCTGAACATTAATCAACTGGCGGCGATAGCGGGAATATGTCGTCAGACTGCGGCGGCAAGGCTGAAAAACATCCAGCCAGCCGGAGGGCATGACAAGCTGAAACTCTATCGGGTGACTGACATTCTGACCTGTTTTCTTGATCTTCCCGTTCCGGCATCACTGGAAGAAATGGAGCCACATGACCGTAAGGCCTGGTATCAGTCCGAACGTGAGCGCCTCAAGTTCGAACAGGAAACGGCGCAACTCATACCCGCCGATGATGTGCGAAAAGAGATGGCTATATGGGGGGAAATCGTAAGCGAGGAACTGGCAAAACTCCCCAATATTCTGGCACGTGATGCCGGGCTTAAACCGATGGCAGTAAACAGAGTGCAGTCAATTATTGACGATTTGTGTAATCAGATTATCAGCCGGATGGTAAAAAATGACGTAGTGAATGAGGTCGCAAAACAGGCATGATAATGACTGAATCTGAAATACTGCGATTAATCCGCCGTGCTGGTGGAATCAGCCAGCTGGCTGACGAACAGGCCAAGCAGCCGGATACCGTCACCGCTGAAAATTACGCGCGTGTGGTGGCTGATGTGATGCGCCGTGACGGTATTGAGCTTAACGGCGTGGATATGCGCAACATACGAACCAGAGTTCTTGAGTTGCTGGCATACCGTCGCCGTTCTCAACAACGGAGGGAGAGCGCGAAAAATACTTACCAGTGGAAGAAGCCGAAACGGTTGCGGCGGTAG